ATTTCGCACCAATCCGCTCACATACAGACGTCCATCAACCTCGTATTCGTTGCCAACCACCCGAATGACCGGAATACACTTCCCGGCCCAGTCGTTTTGCTCCAAGACCTCGTAGCCGTTGATTTTGCAATACTTGACTTTCGGCCTGTCTGACTCGCGTGAGCGGATCGGCTTGCCAAAAAACGCCTGCAACTGCTTGTCTTCCGGCGTACCGGCAAACGCCGTCTGATTGCCGGGGTACAGATTCAGCGTAGCGCGGTCGTAGTCGATGTAGTAGTAGTCGGCAACGCGGATCGTGTCCTCGTTCAGCCAGTTGCTGATGGACTGATCGCCAACACCCAACGATTGCAGCGTCGTCACAGGCGCTGCGTTGGGGTACATCCGCTCGTACTCCTCGCGGGTCAAGTCTTGCGTAACAAAGCAATACTTGGCGTCCGCGCCCGTCGGGTCTTGGATCATTGGGTCCATGTACACCGAGAACGAGTTCCGCACCCGCCCGATCTTGATGTCCTGCTCAAACGTGTTGTCGTCGCAGTATTCGGTCAGCAGGCGTATGTAACCCTCGCCATACGCCACTTGGTTCTCGCACGCTGTGTCGTAGGCTACGTCGGCGTCCGAGATGTACTCAATGTGCCGGATCATGCCGTTGAAGATGTCGGCCACCTCAATGTCGGCGTTGTCGTCCACCGGAATGACCTTCGCCGCTGGCCTGTTCTGGCGCTGATCGTTGGTCACTTGCTTGACGTGCTGCGGCAGCTTGTTGATCGTTAGGCACGGGCGTGCGTTGATCGTCTGCCCCTGCACCGCACCACGGGTCGCCAGCACATCAGCGGGCCATTGCCAATGATTGTCAGGCGAGCCTGCGTAGAACTTCAGGTCGTCAATCTCATCCTCGCGGGACTCAGACAGCGCCGACATAGCCATGTCCAACCGACTGCGAGCCGTTGACAGTAGGTCTTCGTTCCCGCTGGCTACAGCTTTCGCTGCTGTGATCCCGTTATCGTTCATTTTTTCTTAGCCGTCTTGGCCGAGTCTTTGAAGTCCTTGGCGCTAGGCGCTGCCTTGCTGCCGGGCTTGTTCATCTTCTCGCCAGAGCCAGCCTTAATGCGTTCTTGCTTGGCGTTGATGTTTGCGTAGAGTCCAGGCTTCTTATGCATGATTAGCACTTCCATCGTTTGAGCGCCGCCTTGGCGCGTTCGCCGTCTTTGGCATTAGCCGCAACGGCACCCATACGGGCACAAAATGACGCCTTGCGGCCCTCATCCGCCTTGGTCTTGGGGTTGGGCGCGGGCGCTTTCAAGTTACTGCCGGTGGCTGCGTTGTACTTCTCGCGCCCTTTTTCCGTCAGCCCTGCACCCTTGCTCACAGGCAACTTCTCGCCACGCCCTACAGACAGAGAAACACTTTTTTTCATGATCCCATCCAAGATGTACTTACGCCGCTGCCCTGCGCGTTAACCCGCCGCGTAGGCTCCTTGTACTCACGGTGCGCGACAGGAAATGCAAACGTCACAGCCAGCGCGTCCGCTGCGTCGGGCGAGGCAAGGCCTCTCGATTTCATTTCTTTCTTGCTCTCTAGAAAGATTGTACCTCGCGAGTCCGGTTTCATCATAGGCGAAATCAGATCGGTTTTCAAGAACTTGTCCTTGGGTATGCTGGCCGACTTCAGCCATTCACGCATTTCACCCCACATCTGCGCCCTCATATTGCCGTACATGATCGGGTTTTTCGCCTTGTTGCCGAAGTTGACGCCTTTGATCTTGTACCGCTGCTCTTTTAGCCTGTCCACGATGCCCGCACCTAGCCCGCCTTCGTCGATGACCACCAGCGCAGGCTTGTACTCATCGATTACGTCGATCACATGACCAACCACCGTCATTGTGTCGTCGCCCTTGTACCGCTTGATCGTCACGATGTCCCTGCCCTGCCGGATAGCGATCACCGTCGAGTCAGCGCCGAACCGCGCCGGGTCTACTCCGACGATGATGGGCGCGCTCAGGTCTTTGTACTTCTCTCGCGCCATCGCCTCGTCCACCAGACTGCTGCCAATGAACTGGTCGTCGCTGGCGTTAGGGAACGACCCGTACACCTCAACGTGCGCTTGGTACGAGTCCGACCCGTACTCCGCGATGATCTGCTCGTAGACCTGTTTGTCCGTACCCTCGACCGTGCGCGCGTCTACTTGCTTGCCGTGCCAGAACTCCCGTTTGCTGTTAAAGGCTTCGTAGAAGTACCCCGTGTTGCGGCGCGGGTTGCTAAACGCCAACCAAAACCTGTTGGGCGTGTTCTCTGTGAAGAAGCCACCCGTCACAGCCCAGATCGACTCCTCGATGCCGCTGGCCTCGTCGAAGATCACCATCACGCCGTCGTAGTTGTGGACGCCTGCGTAGGCGTCAGGATTCTCTGCCGACCAGAGCCGACCCTCGACGCCCCAGTACCGCGTGCCTTTCTTTAGGTCACGCTCGACCAGTTCAGTTAGCCACTTGGCTGGCATCAGTCTGGTGGCGCTCACCTCGAACCAATGGCTGTTGAGTGACATCGCCAGCCACTTGGTGATCTCGGCCCAGGTGACACTTCTTAGCTGTGACTCGGAATTCGCTGAGATGATGGTTGTTGAGCCGATCCGCGTGGACAGCATCCAGATCGTCAGCCAACTGACTAGCGCCGACTTGCCAATACCGCGCCCTGACGCTACCGCTAGTCTTAAGGTGTCGAAGTCAACCTTGCCGCTGTTCTGCCGGATGTGCTCCTTGAGCGCCGACAGCACCTCGCGCTGCCATTTGCGCGGGCCGGTGAAGTGTTCTAGTGGTGTGCCAGCTTTTCCCCACGGGAATACCAGCATTACAAACGCCAGCGGGTCATTCTTTATAGCTGGCGTCCACAGCCTCGCCATTAACGCCTGTTCGTCCGTCGCTGAATATATCGTCGTCTGCAATTATTTCTCCCATGTTGATTACGCGTTGCTCTGCTTCTTGAAGCGCGGCGGTAATCGAAATAACCTGATTGACTTCGATCTGTTGCTTGGCGACCCACCCGTGCTGATGCTTCAGTATCTCCAGAGCCATCTTAGCGTCGCCTGACATCGCTGCGGTGTGCAGCACATCCGACAGTTCTCGCTCGGCGTCGGCGCGGCCTTTCTGCGCGGCCAGGTTGACCAACGGGTCTAGCTGGGCGATTTGGTTGAACTCTTGTGGCAGCAGTCCAGCAGATAGCGCCAGCGAGTCGCCTTTGAGGCCGCGCTTTGCAGCAGCGTATATGCGCTCTAACCGCGCCTCGGTGGCTTGTACGCGCCGGGGTTCGTAAGGAAGACTTTGAAAGCTCATGTGGCTTTTTCGTACGCTGAAGTTGCTTCTTCTAGCGTCTTAAAGACGCCCACATACGTTTGTTTTCCGTTGATTCTTAATTGAACACGCCAGCGGCTGCAAAGTTTGTCCCATGACACCCCCCTAATTCCGCTAGAACTACTTACCCGAGGCCCTACGTTTAGCGCGTTTTCGCTTCGCGTTGCGTCTCTCAAATTTACTATCCGGTTGTCTTGCCGGTTGCGATTTATATGATCAATTTCTCTGGCAGGCCAATTTCCATATGTGTACAGCCAAGCAAGTCTGTGCGCTTGAAAACGCTGCCCATTAAAGCCTATTGTTACATACCCATCTTTTCGCAAGCGCCCTGCTTGCGAGCCAACTTTTACCCGGTTGCTTGTAGGCCGCTTCCAGGTAAACACGCCGGTTTCTGGGTCGTAATGCAAGTGTGTTTTGAGATGTTCCATTTGCATATCATACATCAAAAGGAAACATGGCTGCAACTATACCAAAAAAATAAAAATTGTCTGCGTGCGCTCCGTAGCCGCTGGCCCTTTGCGTCGGCCCTACCCCTCCCCCTCGCCGCTGTGGGTCATGTGGGTAGCACCCACGGCAGTCGGCAGGCGGCGCGCAGCAAGCTGCCAGGCGGCATGACGTAACAAGACGCTACACGCAAGGTTGTGGGCACTTTGGGTAGCACCCACGCAAGTCGGTATTTGGTTCTGGCTGTCTGGCGTGAGCGCGGCCGGATTTGTGGGTGCTTTGTGTGGGTGCCACTCTGAAGGGGGTGAATGCCGGAAACCCTATATCTGACAACGATTTAGAGTGTGGGTCATGTGGGTAGCAGTTTTTCAAGTCGGTGGATCCCGCCAGCGCTCCACATGACGCTCCGTTCCACTATATGAAATATAACTTTCTATTTCAGAAAATACAAACTGCTACCCAAACTACCCACACGGGGCGTAGACAGCCAATTCGCCCCACCCAAACCTCGTCCACCGCGACACC